CACGAATGGTTGCAATGTTAAAGAGTTTAGCGTAAGATGAAAACAACATTAGCAATTACATTATCCATCTCAACTGTGGCATCTTTTATCTGTACATATTTTTTCAACATTACTATGTCAAATCTTGAACAGTACGCTGCGCTTTTAGCGGTAGTGTTTACTGATGGATTTTTTGGTATTATTGCCGGTGTTAAGCGAGAGGGCTTTCAAACGTGCAAAGCGTTAAAAGTATTAAAAACAGCTGTGGTTTGGATAATGCTATTAACAACCATTCTTATTGCTGAAAAAGGATTTGCTGGAATTAACTGGCTAAGTGAGACGATTTTGATACCGTTCATTATCTTTCAGCTAATTAGTGCGCTAAAAAACGCTTCAATGGCTGGTTTTATCCAAGCAAAATTATTAGTAGAAATTTTAGATAAAATCGATCACCACAAAGGATTACGTAACAGTGAAAAAGATAATTAACTGGATTGCCGAATTATTTAGAGATGAAAGAGGCTATCCTTCTTCCAAACGATTTGTAGGTATTATTGCAGGAGTGTCTTTGTGTGTTGTGCTATTCATTAGTAGCCTTACACACGGCAAAGATGAACCATCAACTGCACTGATTGATGCTGTTGCATTGCTGGCTTTTAGTTGTTTAGGATTAGCTTCTGTAGATAAAATATGGGGTAAGCGTAATTCGAATAACGATGGCAGCACAGAGTAAGCACGAAAAAAACACTATACAGTATTGCGATAGTTTTTTGGGTACACACGTGTGGCACAATCCAATTGATCCAAAAATTAAAGAAATATCTACGCCTTTAGAAGACTCTAGCGTATTGCTTGATACTGCAGTTGGATGTCACGTTGATCACGAAGGTTTTGATCTTAACCAAATTGAACAAGCATATTACAAAGCTCATAACGTTAGTCTCGTACATGATCCAACTTTATATAAAGACGGTGCAGGTCCAGCTGGAACGCACGCTATTATACAACCGTGGTGTGAGCAACTAAAACGAAGCGACTTTGATTTAGTAATTGATCATAGTCATTGTGTGTATCGTTATCCAATTAGAGGTATGGCTGCATGGCAGATATCACAACACACTGACAAACGACCTGAGCTTGTGAGGCTGTTAGCTCCTAATTTTAAGTGTGGATTAGACTTATGTATCGATATACTCTACCGTGGTACCATACAACCCATTGTACATATTGAGTGGGATTATCTTAGTTTTGATGAGATGCAAGCTGCTGCTAAAAGCGTACAAGATATGGTAGTAGGCATGGAGTGGGCTAAGATGATACCAGCGATACTAAGCTATAATAGTTTGGCAAAAGCAAAAAAAATAGACGCTTTCACTCAAGCTAACACAAGATCACAGTTGCTTTTTGGCAGAAATAGTTATATGTTAGTTCCGACATTGTAGTCTAGGTTTTAGATTCTACTGCCTATTTATAAACAAAACACGATGGCATTAATCCCTAAATCTGGAATTACAACCGGCGGCACCATACAAGCGTCGCACGTTACCAATATCATAGAGTCCCTTGATGGTACTGGTAGTTACGAGATATCCGCAACCGGATCGTTTACTGGTTCATTTGTTGGAAACGGATCTGGTATCACTGGAGTAACGGCTGCTTGGAATGGACAGTTAAACGGAAATGCAGGTATTACTGGATCGCTTCATGTGACCCAAGCAGTAACTGCATCTATTGTGTCAGCTTCGAGCTTTAGTGGTAGTTTTAGTGGTAGTGGTGCAAATGTTTTTGGAGTCATATCATCAAGCTATGCTATCAGCGCATCACTTGCTCAAACAGCTTCATATGTAGACCCAACATTCATATCAGCATCTGCTGCAGCTTCTGGGTTTGGTGCTGGAGGTGGCGGTGCTGCATTCCCATACAGTGGATCAGCGCAAATAACCGGATCACTTGGAGTGACTGGATCTATTGAGGTGCTAAATGGTGCCTACATAAACTATACAACACAATCCGTACCATTAACTATACAAACCGGTTATAATGCATTACTGGTTGGTCCATTATTTAACTCTAGCTCCATAACCATTCAGGCTGGCGCAAGATTAGTAATTTTATAAAAAACACAAATGAGCACACTAAGCGTCAATACAATTAATCAAATATCAGGAGATTCAGTAAATGTTTCAGCAAGCTTTGCACAAGGAAGTGGAGCGGGCTTAATAGCATGTGGTAGCTTCTCTCATGCTCAAGGGTTGAATACGCAAGCAGGTGATGATTTTGGTTTTGGTTTACTAGGAAACTACTCTCACACAGAAGGGCACGCAACAACTACATATGCTAATTACGCTCACGCAGAAGGCGCATATTCTACTGTCACAACTAATGGTGAAGCAGCACATGCTGAAGGTTCCGGATCATCTGCAGCAGGAATTGCTTCTCACGCAGAAGGTCAGCTAGCTCAAGCAAGCGGGTTTGCAGCACACGCAGAGGGTCGCAGTACAACGGCTAATGGCAACAATTCTCATGCAGAAGGTAAGAATACTACTAGTAATGGTGTATTTAGTCATACTGAAGGAGAATTTACAATAACAAATGGTAGTGGTTCTCACGCAGAAGGCAGGTCAACAGAAGCTTATGGTGTATATTCGCATGCTGAAGGGATCCAGACGCTTGCATCAGCATCATACTCTCACGCAGAAGGCTATACAACAACCGCTAGTGGTGATCAGTCTCACGCAGAAGGAGAAAACACTACAGCATCAGGAAATAGCTCCCATGCAGAAGGTTACCTTACAACTGCGTCGGGACAACGATCTCATGCTGAAGGCAATGTTACTACAGCATCAGGAAATAGCTCCCATGCAGAAGGAAATACCACTGTTGCATCTAATGTTGGCGCTCATGCAGAAGGGCACTTCTCACTTGCAAGCGGATATGGATCACACGCAGAGGGTCGCTTTGCAACAGCTTCAACTTTTTACGCACACGCAGAAGGAGAAAATACAATTGCAAGTGGACGAGCTGCTCACGTTGAAGGATTTTACACAACAGCTTCAGCAGCATACTCACACGCTGAAGGTAGCGGATCGCTATCGTCTGGTGTATACTCACACGCAGAGGGACACAACACCACAGCCTCAGGAACCGGATCTCATGCCGAAGGTCGGAATACTCTAGCATCAGGACGTGCATCGCATGCAGAAGGCTGGTATGCAACAGCATCCGGAGACTACTCTCACGCTGAAGGTTATTTTGTTCAAACAGGACCATCAACCTACGAATACACTGTTGCCTCAGGGCTTGGTTCGCACGCTGAAGGATTTGGAAACAAAGCGCTAGGAACCGGATCTCATGCTCAAGGACGCTTAACAGAAGCTTTTGGTAACTATTCCCACGCAGAAGGAGATACAACAGAAGCTAATGGTGACTACTCTCATGCACAAGGCTATCTAACAGTGGCTAATGGATTGGCATCCACAGCAATAGGATATCAAAACTACTCAGAAGGCTCTTACACCTTTGCAGCAGGACAAGGCAATATTGCTAGCGGTAGTTATTCGGCTGTATTTGGTAAATTTAACGGAGGTGATGCAAATCCACAAGGAGAAGGTCAAGTAGTAGTAGGTGTATCCAATGCATCTAGTCCTATTGAAGGTGCTTTTATAATAGGAAACGGCGACTACAACTCAGCCCAGTATTCAAACTTATTAGTAGCAGGAGGAACGGGTAGCGCAGGAATTGTACAGATCACTGGATCATTAAACATTACAGGATCTGCAACAATAAGTAATAAATTAGTATTGACTGCTATATCTACAAGTTTAAATTTCGTAGACGACGCAGCTGCACAAACGGGCGGTGTTCCTCTAGGAGGTTTATATAGAAGTGGTAGCTTTATATTAATAAGATTAGTTTAAAAAAGTTTAAGCTAACTGTTGATTTTCTGGTCAAAAATCCGTATAATATGGTTATATTAACCAATTAAAAAAACAATATGTATTTAACTGTCTTTTCTGTTATTAGTTTTATTATCAATGCTAGTTTAATTTTTTATATAATTAAACAAAACAATACAATAAAAGAACTAGAAATCAAACTAAAAATTACAAGAGATTACGCAAACCTAGAAGCAGTAAAAACCCTTAAAGCTGCAAAAACAACACCGCTTCAAGCCATGCGTAGTGAGTTTGCAAACGGCAAATCTGTTGATACAATTGAAGCAACTGACGTTGTTAAGAAGCCAACAAGACGTCGTAAAAAGAAGAGTAATAACAACAATAATGCATAACAATGAAATGCTTTGTGAGTCTAGTCGAAAATCGTTTCTTAAAAAAGGCAACGAAACAATTGACAACAGCTCGCAATTTGTTGTTACAAGATACGTCAACAGCTGATAATACAAAACTGAATATTGTTCGGTGGAGCTTTTTACGTAAAGATAAGCGCCGACAGTTTAATATTGTATGGAGGGCATTTGAGATGGATCGCTATCTGTATGAGGGTAGCGATTTTTTATTAGACGATTATATTAGTATTGTAGAGGACGACGATGTAGCAATCATGTGTTCTGTGGATAAGAAGCTAGTCAACGAAAGCGTATTACACTACCATAATGTGCACGGTGATTGGTGCTACTTCCGTACTAGAAAACGAATTGCAAATAAATACGTGCATGTAGCTGTAATGTGGAGAGCTTTTCCGACAATTCCCTTCTCCTTAAATTAGCATTTCTATTAAAAATATCGTATAGTTATCTCATATGAGTACTATGAGAAAGCAAATTGAAACACACACTATTGAGTGTAAGATGTGCGGCGTAGAAAAGCTTGCACCTACAAGTATTACTGGATACACTTGCTCAGAGTGTGTAATTGAAATGTGGGATCCGGCAGAGGCTCCTAAAGCTAAAAAAGCGTCAGGTTATCCTCCAGGATGGAAGTTTATGAAACAGTTTGTACATGAGAATGGCACAGTATACCACAAAGGTGAAGAGCAGCCAAACTTAAAAGGAACATTACCTCCAACCCCAATCAAAGTGAAGCAAAGAGATCCTCGATCAAAGGCCCAGAAGGCTAGAGACAAGGAAGAGTTGTTAGTGCAGATTAATAGCTTACGTAAGGAAGTTAAAAAGGAAACACGAACCACTTATCGACGCAAACTAGAAACCCAATTAAAAAAATTAGAGAAACAGTTATGAATTATACAGCCGAACAACTGCTTGAAAATTTCAATAACCTTATGTCTAAAATCAAAGACAATATTGAATCACCTCGAGCTGAACAACTAATAAGATTACACACAGATCACCAAGAACGCATCATGTTAATGCCAGCTAGTGGCAATATCAACTACCACAATTGTTTTGTAGGTGGCTATGTTGATCACATCATTCGTGTAATGGATTGTGCTACAAAAATGCATCAAGTTTGGGAGGAGATGGGTGCTAAGATTGATTACACTTTAGAGGAGCTATTATTTGCAGCTCTGTGTCACGACTTGGGTAAGATCGGTACAGAGGAAGCAGAACAATACATACACAATCCATCGGATTGGCATAGAAAGAATCTCGGAAAGCTATACACCAACAATCCAGTTAACAGCTTTATGACTGTACCAGATAGAAGTCTAAAATTGCTAGCGGATAGAGGTATTCGTGTATCTGAGAATGAGTGGTTTGGTATTAAGTTGCACGATGGATTGTATGAGGAAGCAAATAAACCTTACTACATCAACTTTAATCCAGAGAGTTCATTGCGTACTAATTTGCCATATATCTTACATCAAGCTGATCTTATGGCTTCTCGTATTGAAAAGAATAAGTCAGAGCAAGAAGATACAGACAAAGAACCTGTAGTTAAAGAAACAAAAGGACGTAAAGCGTTCATGTCAGACGCTTCCGCCAAAGACAAAGAAGCGTTAAAAAACGTATTTGACTCACTATTTAATAACGACTAAAATGATCATAGCTATAATCGTACTATCCTTGTTGGTTGTTATAATGGGCTACTTAGTTTACGCTCAGAATAAGAAATACAACCTATTACTGAAATACACAGAAACATACGTCCAGTTTATCGGTGCAATTGCAATTAGAACTAATGCAACGTACGATCGTATGCAGGAGATTGATAGGTTAGGTGCTTTTCAAGCAGACGATGAAGTGGGTATGATTTTTAACGAACTAAACGAAAATGTTACAGACCTCAATGAATTTATTACAAGATACGTTAATGCCGGAACCGAAGAAACGAACGAGAAAAAGTAAAAAGCAGTACTTTGGCCCAGAGGTCGATTTGAGCATTGCACGATACAATGCAGCTGAATGCTCTAACGAAAAGAGTGTTATTTACGAAAGAGAAATAAAACAGCCAATGGAAAAGTTGGTTGAGAATATTATTCACACTTTTAAATTCTATTATACAGATAATGTACCACTACACCAGGTGCAGCACGAAGTCGTATCTTTTTTGGTAGAAAAGTTACCTAAGTTTGATCCATCAAAAGGAAGCAAGGCCTTTAGCTACTTTAGCATTGTGGCAAAAAACTACTGTATTTTAAAAAATAGAAAAAACTATAAAAAGCTAGTTGAACACAAGCGTGTCGATATTGATGACAACTACGAATTAGGAGAAGCGGAGGAGTCTGAGGAAATTAACTTAGAAGAATTTTTCAACAAATATTTGGAATATTGGGATATCAACATGGAACGATATTATCCAAAGAAAAGAGATCGTCAACTAGCTGAAGCTGTATTGGAGTTGTTTCGTAAACGTGATCGTATTGAACTTTTTAATAAAAAAGCACTATACGTATATATCCGTGAGATGACAGATGCAACAACACAGCAGATTACAAAAGTGGTTAAGCAGATGAAAGATGGTTATAAGAAAATGTTTAGCGACTACATACAAATAGGCTACATACCAAAAGACAAAACGTACGAGCTGTGATTATCTCAATATCTAAGGAAGAGTTGATAGGTTTTCTGCTACAAGAAATAAAAGCATGGGAGTGTATTGGTGGTGGACCAAATCTACAAGCATTTGAGTTTGATCCAAAAACAATTGACACAGAGGTGCTTGATCAACTAGGTTATTATACTAATCGTGAATCCTGGATTGCCGGCGTAAGAATCAAACGCATTAACGATTATTTAGCAGAGTTACAAACACACACTACTCGTTAGTAAAATTGTAATTGCAACCTATTTATTGAAAATAGCGTTATGGATAAAGACCAATTACTGTTTGATGATAAGTCCTTCTCAGATTTGATGAGAGACATATATAACAACACCAAGAAGAAAGAAACACAGATAACTGGCTTAATTGATCAGTTAAAGCCTATGATCCGCAATATGACCGATGCGTCAATGATGGTGCCACTTATTAAAGAGTACTTAGAGGTATCAGTAAAAAACGATGATAACCTCGTCAAACTAACAGCAATTGTACAACGGTTGTTGGTATCTAGCAGTAAGAACACACCAACAGACGACGGTGGATTATCAGAAGATGAAAAGCAACAACTACTAGCAGCAGCACAAGACTTGCTAGATCAAACTAAATAGCTATGGGATTCTTTGATGGCCTAAATGGCTTACTAGACGGAGGCAAGTCTTCAGCAGGTAAACCGCATATTCCTATACCTAAACTCACAATTGGACACGTACTGGAGGTGTGTTTGGATGAGACGTCTGAACTCTACCAAGACAACGACCTAAATATAGGTTTAATTAGGTTTCGTGATGTTTACGGACCACCAACAAAAGAGTTAGCAACAAATCAAGGATCAATTGCTAGGCCTGCCGATAGAACTAATTTTAAACTACCACTGCCAGGAGAGCAGGTAATTATATACATAGCGTTTTCTGATCAACTACATCCATCCAATCGAATTGCAGGTGGATACTACTACGGAGCTGTAATAACAAATACAGCTAACATAACTAGCAATTCATCACCGTTTCTTAATATAGATCCTTCACTGTTAAACCCACTAAACCTTCGAGGATTTTCATACACTCAAATAGAAAAACGATTTGATAAGGTAACTAAAAACATTGAAAACTTCAAGGACACATCAGCCAATCCTATTATACACAAGCAGTTGCGACCATTTGAAGGCGACTACATCATACAAGGACGATACGGTAATACCATAAGATTTGGAGGAACTCCTGCTGATAGAAATGCAGAAGACAACACGTCGTGGGCAGCAAAAAAAGCAGGACAGCCGGGTGATCCTATTATAACAATAAGACTGAGCAACGAAACAGTAAGACCAAATAAGGCCGACAAAGAGCTATTTGATATTGAAGACATTAACGAGGATGCAGCATCAATATACTTGACATCGACTCAAGAGATTCCATTAAAGTTAGCTGTACCAGATAAGGGTAACCGAGAGCATCCACTAGCTTCGTGGGCGTACACTTATGGTATTAGCTCACCTCAGGTATTACCTAGTGAAACTAATATGTACGATGGAGAACAAAACAAATCAAGTGGAGATAAAAAATCTGACAAAGTTAATCAAGATGCAAGACCAGGATCAGATCCTGCTGGATCAACACAAATAATTGACACTGAAGGAGCGTAATATATAAACTAAATCAACAATGCCAATAGAGTATACAGTATCCAGTGAGAATAAAAACGTACAAACAGCAGCAGCAAACCTGGCTGCCGCAGTTGATGCAGTAGGGTCTGTGTATCCTAAGCTGCTTTATTTAGAAAAAACACTAACTGGAGAGCAGTTTAAACAATATGTAGGCGGCATAGCTGCAGGAGAGGAGGCTAAAGAACAAACATCAATCATTGACACTTTCTACAAAGATGCCAGCTATATAGATCCATTTACAGCTTATAATATATTTGATCAAGTACTATGGCCTGCTATATCGGTACTATCACCAGGTTGGAGTGAGAATCCTTACAATCAGGAAGTAGATACTAAGGATCGAGAGTTTTATATGAGAGGAGTCCCGCTTATAGATATTTTTCAAGACAATAACTTGTCTAATAGATTTAAAGATGCGTTCACACTAAAGACGGGTCTTGGTTTTTTAGATAAAACTAAAATGATAGATAAGCTGGAGGATGTTGGAAGAAAACACAAGCAACTAGAAGATCAATACAATAAAACAAACAAATCAGCTACTATACAAAAGGACGTGCTGTACACCACCTTTACTAGTGAAGCTGCTGCTAAAAGCTACTTCATAAGTACATATTTAAACGATAATGCGCAAGGTGGAACAAACCTAAAATCACCCTATAGAATGTTACAAGTAGATCCATATCTAGCTTATTTAACTGTATTATTATCGTGGTTAGGAGGGATTGGATTGCAAGGCAAGATAGCAGCTTTAGATCGATATAGAGACAAAAGTGGTAAGTCGCTAAGCAGTCGAATAACCGAAACACTATCGAGTGAAAACTGGCACTTAATTACACAAGCTGATCGACCAAAAACTGCAACGCTAGCAGTAGATATGCTTCGTATCTTTTATGAATATATACAGAGTATACGAAACGACTTTGCTGAGTTATATAAAAATTGGATGGGAATGCTGCTAACTGAAAGAAAATCAATGATTAATATGTTGGTAATAGTCAATGAGCGCGTCAATGTCAACAACGCTAACGCGTTTGCATTTCAAGCAAAACCAGCAGAATATCAATTAGCCCTATCACAAGCTTACAAAAACTTTACAATAGAAATTGGAGACTAATGCCAATAATCACCTACCAATCAATACTAGATCAAGTAACAGATAGCTGTGCACTGACCCAGCCCTTATCAGCACCAGATCCTGTAAAAACTAGTCCAAAAGCACGAAAAGTGAGAAGAGGTGAGAATTTAATCGACCCTCCTCCAGCAGCAACTGCTGCAAGTGAGTCTATTCAAAACCTAGTAGTAACAAACACTGGCTTTACTGGAAACATTAGCATTGACTTAAAGCCATACCAAGATGCACTTGCTGATATCAAGTTTGATGCATATAAAGATAGCAGCATTACATCAGAACTTAAATCAACAAAGTTGGTGCCCACGACTGAACAAAGACTAGGCATAACTAATACTGGAGATAATATTGGTATGAGAGGTGCATTAGGATCGATAGCTATTAACAGTAATCGAGTTACAATCAATGCGGGACAGCATATGTCTATGATGTTTGGACAAGAGGGTGTAGCGATCGCTTCACCCAATAAAGTCAACATTGATGCCGGAGAAACTATTACACTAGCTGCCCAAGAGAGTTTGTTTATCGGATTACCAAGCAGAGGACAGCAGTATACTACAAAAAAGCAAAGTCAAATTAGCACAACACCTGCAGCTCAAGGCTCGCAAAAAGGAGACCCAACTGCAGATAAACCATATGAACCATTAGTACTTGGAGTTAAGTTGGCTAATTTATTAGAAGACATTTTAATAGTTTTGAAAAACGCACAAGGAGTGGATGCATGGTCACCGGTCAGATTTAATGCAACATCACAAGCGGAGCTAGCCTTATTAGCCAATCGCATCCCAGAAATATTAAGCAACTATGCGTACGTAGACGGAGTATCACACGGAACAGTAGATCAAACAATTCTAAAAACACTAAAAGCAGCTCAAGCTAGCACACCTAATCTTGCATTACCTGAAAAGATTACGGGACAATTTGCCGGTAGTTTTCCAGGAGGTGATTTAGGTCTTGGAGGAATTGTAGGCGACGGAGGAGCTCCCGGAGAGAACGGTAGATTAGATAAAAATAATCCAGCGCAGTTATTGGAGCTGTCTTTGGTTGATCCAACGTTTGATATCAAAAAGTATTACTCCAACTCAGGAGTTAAACACTACATGAAACCAGAGGCAGCTAAGCAATTTGTTAACATGATAAAAGCGGCAGTTGCAGCAGGATTAAAACCACAAATATCAGACACATATCGAACATACGAAGTACAGTATAATGGATTTGATTGGGATTTGTATGTTGCAAGCGGTGGATCAAAGACAGATACAAAAAAGAAACCAGGCACTAAGTGCAAAAAAAAGGGAACAAACGGAGAAACTGCCATGGCCTTTCCAGGAACATCTAATCACGGACTCGGCATAGCAGTAGACATATTTCCTGCAGCAACACAAAAATGGGTAAGTCAAAACGGTAAAGCGTATGGATGGACGTGGGCTGAAGGTAAGGCTTGCAAGGAAAAATGGCATATGAAATATGCACCACAAGGACCGTTTCCGCCTCAGTAACAAATGTAGATTACAAGTGCAGTGAGTAGAATATACACATATCAAGATATATACAATATAGTAAACGCTAATGGAGATTTAGCTCCCAGCACTTTTACAACTACGTTTACAGGAACATTAACAATTGATCTATTAGCATATCAACAAGAAGTACTAAAGCTCAACTTCAAAGAGTTTAAAGATACTGCACTACAGAGCGATGTAACAACAACTAACGTAATACCAACAATAGAGGATCTGTTAGGTATTACAAGAGATGGAGTAAACCAATACAAACCCGATGGAGACGGTGGAAGTGCGTTCCTTGCAGGAGATCGTGTAATAATTAATGCAAAAAAAGATTATGCAATGTTGTTTGGTAAAAAAGGAGTAGCTATTGCATCCCCCAATCAAGTAAATATAGACACAGGCAAGTCTATAACGCTTTTTGGTCACGAAGAAAATGGTGTATTTTTAGGATTACCAAATAGAGGTAAAGCAACTCAACCTCCAGTATCTCAAAAACTGCTAGGTAAAACAAAAGGAGATCCAACACCCGATCAACTATATGAACCGTTAGTGCTAGGTTTTAAGTTGGCTAACCTTATAGAGGATTTTTTAGTAACACTGAGTAATGCAGAGATGGCATCAGCAATAAGCATAGCTAAGTGGCAGCCAAGCACGCAGGGAGAGTTTGCATTATTAGCCAATCGTATCCCAGAAATATTGAGTACCTACGCCTACATTGACGGAATATCGCACGAAGAGATAGACACTGAAACATTGGACAAACTAAAAGCTGCACAGTTGAAAGCTAAAAACTTTATACCACCAACTAGCTTATCTGGATCAGTAGAAGGAACGTTTGCTCAACCAATACCAGGAACGGTAGGTGCAAGTGGGAGTGCCGGACTTCAAGGATCGTTGTTTATTGTTGGCGATAGTATTGCATCTGGTATTGCAGGTCGAGTTGGAAAACCCAACGAGAAAAAAGTAGATGCTAGAGGAATCTCACAAGTCGGAGCTAACGCCCAAATTATTTTAGGCTTCCTAAAAGAGCTGCAGGCAAGTTTAACTGGAAACACGGTAATACTATCGACTGGACTCACAAACGGTCCTACCCTCACTAACGTTGTTAAACAGCAACTGGATCTTCTAAAAAGCGTCAACGCAAAGGTGTTTATAGTTGGAGTAGCAGATCCTGATCCGTCAGCGGTAGGCGGACTAGCTGCTAAGAATAAAGATCTACAAGCCTTCGCTACACAATATGGCGCAACGTACTTAGGTTCTTTTGTTAGTACCGATAAGTATGGTCACCCAAATTATCAAAACTACAAAGATGCAAAAATCAAACCGCTAGGATTATCAGTGTAACATGAAGTATACTTACGCAGACATACTAGCAATAGTTACAGCAAACGGAGATTTATTCGGAGCTGCAACAGGATCGTTAAGTGGAACCTTTGAGATTGATCTAAGACCGTATCAAGAGGCAGTCCTAGAT